AATAAACTCTGTAAATTTCTCTAAGTTGTATACCATCTAATATTTCTTCCAAAATATAATCAGCTTTATTCATTTTTTTATCTGCAATATTAATAACATCTTCTTTTTTTGAAGATAGTGCAATAATATCACCTTCTTTATTTCTTATTATATGCATATGAGTTATTATTCGTGCTCACCACCAGGACCTCTACCACTGTAAAAACCGTATGGTTTACGTTTAGCCATTTCAAATGTAGCTACGGTAATAGCAACCGCACCGAGCAATAGTGAATGAGCAATCATACTATAAAGACCTGCCCACATACTACCTACAATGAAACCAAATACAATACACCACATCCAAGCCAGAACTTGCATAATCATATGGCGTGTATTTAAATCTGGAATATTACTTAATGGATTAAGATTATGATCCATCACCACGCTCCAACAGCTAAAAATAAATGCTCTCATTATTTTTTCTCCGACACAAAAGAATACATTTCTTTTGCCTTTTCCATCAAATCTTCGATTGAATATGGCTGGCAAGCTTTTTGAAATTCTTCAGTTGTTGCTTTATTAGCTTCAAACTGTTGACGCCAAAAATCCATGTTGATATGGTACTGCTGATCCATGTAATCTTTTGCTAGTTTAAGCATATCTGCTCTTATTTCAAACGGATTTTTACTACTCATTTCCGAAACCTTTCATATCGCTTGCAAGCTTATCGACGGCTTCGTCCATAGCTTTGAGTTGATCTTTATAGAAATTGAAAGTGTAAGCATTCATTGCTTTGCTAAAAGTATTCCAACCGGTTACTTTTAAGTCGACCATTTCTTCAAAAAAAGTTCTATTATGGTCCGTAAGTTGTTTATATGTAAAAATCATTTACATCTCCTATTTTGTGTGTTGTGTGTGACTAAGAGGGCGATTTCCCGCCCTCTGACTTATTAAAGCCTTCTCATTATAAAGAAGTATTTATAATACATTCATTTGGCTTACTATATGATTCATAGACTGCATAAAATCCAATCATTATACAAACTAAAATCAACATAGTCATAGTTGCAAAAAAGGCTAAACCAAGCCTTTCAACAAGTTCTGATGTTACCATTATATGGCAAACATTAACAATAAAGCAACAAGAAATGCAAAGATTCCTAATGCTTCTGCAAATGCTATACCAACAAACATAGTTGAGTTGTCTGTTTTCTTTGGCATGTATTTTAGTACACTTCCAACAACCATTCCGACACCGATGGCAGCGCCACCCATTCCAAATGTTGCTAGTCCTGCACCAATCAAGGCACCCATTGTTGCGATATCACCGGTCATTTTGCAATCTCCCGATTTCCATCATACAACGTTTCGATTCCTCGATCATACCCATTCTTGCGAGTTCCGCTGCCGCTCGGCTGTAGCCAATCATTTGCGAATAACGATCTAGTGAAGACCACAAACCCGACAAGGGCGAAAAGACATAGTTTGCTACTAAAGCTGTCATTAAACCCACCCTCTTAGATTATCGTTTTGATTATGAGCAATGTACCAAATATCACCTCTACTGAGACCAATATCTGCTAATTCTTTATCAGTTAATTTAGATAATTCTTTGATGGTTTGTTTAGCTAATTTCTTTGCAGCTCTTCCCTGTTTATAAGATTTATATGCTTCTATGAATAGTTCAATTGCCCTCGTTGAGTAACTGTGGGCTGTTAGTATTGCTTGTGTCATTGTTTTCCTCGTTTTTACCAATATTGATTTTACGAGGACGCTGATTTTCTGGGACAACATACTTCAGTTCGATTGCAAGTATGCCGTCTTGAATATCTGCTCCATGCACTTGTACGTGCTCAGACAGCCGGAATGTGCGTTTAAATTTCTTTGTGGAAATACCACGGTGAATAAACTCACGACCCCTTGAGACGTGTTCTCCCACTACTGTTAAAGTTCTATCTTTAACCTCAACAGATAGTTCATCTTTAGAAAATCCCGCAACTGCAAGTTCAATAAGATAATCATTCTCATCGGTCTTAATAATATTATGTGGAGGATAATGGTCTTTTGAATGTTTAGCGGTATATTCTAACTCGTTAAACAGATGGTCAAAGCCAACAAAAGATGAACGTGGAAAAAGTGTTTGTATGCCTGTCATTGTTTTCTCCTTTTTGTCAAGCAAGAATTAATAGTGGACCAGTAAAACTGCATCCACTAATATTTATAACAATTAGCTATTACTCTAGTGAATAGCTGCTATTCTATTTACGTCCAATATTATATTTTGGACATAATTCCCATTCCTGTTTATCTTTAAACGGAATGATTTTAATTTGTCTTAGAGGTGATAAAGGCTGCGCTTTATTTTCATCTTGGATTGTAACCAAGCCCCAGTCAGACATAAGAGTGGCAATTGTATTTCTACGAGCAACATCGCCTTCTTCTAAATTAGATTTTTTACCATCTAATAAAAATAGTTCTTTAAAATGAACTATAAAGTATCTGCCTTGCTTATGTAATATATGGCAAGACTGAAATAATTTTTTTTCTTTTCGAGATGCAACGCCGATGCGTGTAAGTGTTTCTCTGACCTTTAGAAAATCATCAGGTTCATTAAGAGAAACTTCTAACATAGTTTCTGGTGTCCATTTCACTAACTCATTATTGACTTCATTCATATCTTCAACTCACGTAAATTTATTATTATAGTTATAATACATGATTCTTTTCATGATAAGACTATTTATAATATACAACTTTTAGGGTTTCCTACCACCCTTACTTAACTTTTTACTAATAAATGCAAGTTGATCTTTAGATAGTAATGGTAATACTTGAAATGCTTTTTCTTTAGAGTATCCATAATATTCTTTTATTAAATCAATATCTGAATTTTTATCTTCTTTTGTCCACTTTGAAAATCTTTTACGTTTTCTAATTAATGTTCTAAGAAAATCATATTGCAACTTAGAATCTATATGAGCATATCTATTCATTTCATTTGCATATATAACAGTGTCGTTAAAATAAGATAACCCACGATTAACCATAAAAGAATTATATGCTTTCTCATCAAGATTATCGTGCATAATATTTTCTTTAGAATAGTTAATACTATTTAAATAATCAAAATGGTTCATGATATAGCCCTTACTAATGTTTGCATTCTCATAACATCTAGTGCAATATCGTGAACTGGATCATGATGAATAAAGTTATCACAGCCTTCGGGCATAAAACTATTTTTTAATCCGCTGCCCCAGGACAGACCCTCTATTATTGATCTGGTGTCTCGTAGTTGCCAAAAAGAATATGGCTGAGGCTTATGAAGTTGATCCATAATATTTTCAAATATAATAGGATCAAAATTATTACCTCTTGTGTATACTTTACTTTTAAAGGTCATATCGGCAATTGTAGAAACAAAGAAATCATAAAGTTCTGTGATTGATTTATCTTTATCAGATGGAATTAGCTGTTTCTTTGCTTCGGGTCCTTGTTCATTCCACCATTCTAATGTTCTCTTATCAATAACACGATTATGATTTTTTACTTGATCTTGAACATTAAACTTAATAAGCTTTGCAGATTCTACTAATTCGTCAAATGAATAACCATTTTCAGTAGTAAAATTATCTTCTGAAAACTTAAGAGCTGCTAATGAAACCACGACACAATTATATCTATCTGTAGATAATGTTTCAAAGTCAAAAATAATTGAATTAGACATCTTTAGCCCCATCTATTTGTTTTTGAATTAACCTTTCGGGTAAACTACAAATCCAATAATACGGAAACCAAAAAAGTATGTTGTAAATTATAATTTCAATCATTGGAATTCCACATTTGCCATAAGTTCTGTCATACAGGCTACAACATTAAGTTCGTGATCTGCTACAAATGCATTTTTATATTGATAATCTGCTAAGATAAGAACAACCTGTGGTATTGATTGTGGCTTTACGGAATCAGACATTCTATCATAGATTCCTCTAAAAATAGAAGATGCATCGGTATCAATATTATTTACTACCCATGAACGCATCTTCTTAAAATCTTTTGTTTTTAGAAAGTCCATAAGGCTCTTAAAAGATTGATCACCAATATTAACTAGAATGCCAGAATCAATTTTACCACCGATAGAATATCTTTGTGCTTCATTTAAAATTCTACGCCAATCTGGACCATATTTCATAATAAGTTCGGCAAGAACTTTATTCTCAAACTCCACATTTTCAGACTTAAGAATATTTTGAAGTCTAGCCATCATTTGAGCAGCTAGTGGAGCCATATCTTTTTTAGAAGTATTAAATTCATACACAGAACATCGTGAGTGAAGTGGTTCAATAATTCTATTTTTAAAATTACAGGTAAGAATAAATCTACAATTATTAGAAAATTCTTCAATAAATCCCCGCAAGGCAGGTTGGGTGCTCTGGGGATTTAAGTAATCAGCCTCATCAAGAATAACTACTTTATAACCGCCTTGCAGGGAAACAGAAGATGCAAATTGTTTAATCTTAGTTCTAAGAGTATCAATATTACCTTCTTCTGAACCGTTAACCAAGATATAATCAAGATCCAATTCGTTACATAACGCTTTGGCCACGGTTGTCTTACCAAGACCGGCAGTACCAGAAAAGAGCATATTCGGTAACTCTCCGGTCTTGATAATATTTTGAAAGATTGTTTTTAGATTAGGGGTTAGGATAGTATCTTCAATAGTTGCTGGGCGGTATTTCTCCACCCATAAAAAATCATTATTCATAATATAGTTTTATCCTTAAGAATTAATCTTCAGCTTGTTCTTGTTTCCAGCTTTCTACGATTTGGACACCCTGTGTACATTGGTCACGCAAATTACCAATAGTGGAAAGTTCTTCACCTCGAAAACCACCACGTTGAGTGATAGTATCAATGATAGCAATAGAGCTACGAGAAACTTGATTTAATAGTTCCATTGCACGTTTTGTATCTTCATTATCAGACATTTATTATTCTCCGTATGTTGATGTCTTTTCAAGAGCAATCCAATACATAAGATCGCTCGCTGAATTAGTAAATTTTGAAATTAATTTTGAAGAAATCTCTACTTCATAATCTCCTTGATCAATCTTTAAATTAGAAATATTAAAGATAAAGTTGTATTTATCACTGGTAGAACTACCTTCCACATCAATAGAAAAACTATTTGCTGTAGAATTTTCAGAAGATGTAACAGTTAAACTTACTGCAGATCCACTAGGCGAAACATGAAGTTCGCTGTGTCCAAGAGCCGAAGCTGCGCGTTTAACTTTACCAAGAGTATCTCCATCAAGGGTAAATCTTACATCAGTCTCTGGCATCTTTACTTCTTTAGATGGTGTAGTGAGCATTTCTGTATCTGAGTAAAAATACTTTACTTTTGATCTACCAGTAGAATCACCAATGATAACATAATTTTCTTCAAAGTTGAGACGAGGAGAATCAACTAAACCAAGAACACCAAGGAATTCATTTAGATCATAGACTCCGAATGTTTTTGGAAAGCTTTCCTTA